GGTGTATGTCAAAGACTTGATGTTAGGTACGATACTAAATGTCGAGAAATTTTAGAAGAATTGAAAATTAACAGCAACGGGAAGCACAGGATTTCTGTCAGTGGATACATACATTTCATGGAGATCTATGTAGGAAAGGTCTCCAATAAATGTTTTGTGCTTCATTTTTCCGCAGTGATCATCAATGACAGGATGGTGCCATTGGTCAAGTTCAGTCATGGAATCAAAATATTTTTCGAGTTCAATTTGTGATTTCGGTGATATTCCAAACTTTTTGTGCATTAATTCTCTTGTTAAAGGACCAACTTCAATTTCAGGGGGCATTCCGTGCATCATTAGCTCGAGTAACTGCTGATGCCTGTAATTGTTCAACATCCTGTGGTCAGTTCTAACATTGCCAAGCAATCGCAAAATATTTTTTGCAAACGATTGAACTATAGGTACTCCTCGGTATTGATGGTAGGCCGAGAGCGCCTTGCTCTTTAACAATCTCTTTCTCAATCTTGTTCCGGCATTGGTAAAACGGGCGTTTGACCAGGGCAAGTTCAAGATCACTTTTATTGGGTCTGTAATAGAAATTAATTCTTCATCATCAAATATTAATCCGCAAAATGAAGCTTCACTCAAAGAATTCTTGGGTTCGATCTTGATAGTAAAGCCTAGGTCTGCGTACATTTTCTCAGTGGGATAGTCACCTTCGAAGGAAGCGATTAAATCGTCTCCTTCAACGGCACAATTATAATTTTCATTTCCCATCTCTTTCATGATGAATAAGAATAGCATTAAATTTACAAAACCGTTTCCTAGCGATGTGTTCATTTCTCCCGACATACGGGATGCCTGTATGTCAACAGAGAAATCTCTAAAGGTAATTCGATTTTTCCCGCCCAAAACTTTTGTGATGGTACGGTACCATTCAGGTCCGTCGGGCAATCTTTTAACACAATGCTTGTATAATTTAAATTCAGTAGCTGCCAGTATTTCTCGTGTGAAATGTTTTTCAAAAGATGTGTAGTCGGTTTCCATAAATTTGAGAAGAGAACTTTCGCCTCCTCGAAGCACACATCGTAGGTGTTCGGCTCTTTGCAAAACCGGCACATGCTTGATAAACTCGCTCTTGCTGTATACCAATCCTTCGATTGCGCGAAAGATCGGGCCACTAAACACTTTAAAGGGGTCGACTCTGCTATATATTCCTCTATTAAACTTGGGACGATTGTAATTTTCGTCTTTAACAAAGGCTTTGCATTTGATGAATTTCCAGTGAGTAAAATCGGGGGGATCATCAATGCCAGCAAGATACAGATCACGTAACTCCTTTTTCCTCCATGCCGGATAATGAGTAGACTCAATCCACACATCAAAAGAAACATCAAAATCAGCTTCAAGAGGTGTAATGTTGAGTTCAAGCCATTCATCAATGAAATTTGAAAGCTTTCTGAGTAACTTTCTATCTGGCTTTGGCACGTCACCAGCAACTCGCTGGGCGACACCGGCAACTGCGGAGGGTAAGTGTGACATAGAAGGGTGAGGATAACTAGCAGTAGCATAATGGGGGCCCAACGAAACAGCCACAGGTTTGCGGAGATTAAGTCGACTGGGGTTGAAGTCTGTAAATTTCGTACCCTTCTTAGTCTTAAATCTCTCAAGTAAAAGGACTTCATCAACGTGATATCCGTATTTATAGATCCGCCTGTTAGCGTTGGGCGCTTCCGAAAAAGCTGATGCAGCGGCTTGTGTAGCTTATCATGGACAAACTTAGCTCTCAAATACAATCCTGTACCACGCACGACTTCCGCGTTTAAATGCCTGGGTACATTCAATTGTGTTATGTTAGCCAAATTTGAATCCAATCTGTTAGAATAAGATTCAACAGTCTGGGACAAGTCTGAACTAATCCTGGACATCTGCCACACAAGTTCCTTGGATACAATCTCATTAGTAGTGTTCCATTGAGTTATA